GGCGCTCTGATTTGCCGAGGCTTCTGCGCCTGAATCGGCTTTAACCTCGGCGGCGACCTTTGCGTCATCGTGGGCAAGCGCCGCCTTCCCGTGGAAGGCCTGGGCGACGATCCAAAGGACAAGGGCAGCGCCTAGCCCCAAGGTGATGAGAGCTGCCAAGCGCCGGCCGACCCTCTCTCGCTCGGAGAGCCTCGCCCGCGCCGCCTCGACATTGATGGCCACCATCGCCCCCTAGATCAGCGTAACCGCCAGCAACACCCGCCCTATAATCGCGAACTGGTCAAGCTGGTGGCCGGTCAGGCGCTCGGAGTCATAGCGCGGATTATCGCTCAGGATCTCCACGCCGTCGGCCCAGCGGTGCAGGCGCTTGACCCGCAGCTCGTCGCCCAGGCGGAAGGCGAAAATACCTTCCCGCAGGCGAGTGTCCTTCGTGTCCACCACCACCCGCGCGCCGTCCGTGATGGTCGGCTCCATCGAGTCGCCCTCGGCCTTCAGCGAGGCCAGGCCATCGGCGTTGGCGCGGCCCATGCTGCGCAGCAGCTCCATGTCGATCGGCATGTCGCCGACCTTCTGGGCGCCGTCCGAGAAGCTCGCGGCGCCCGCCGCCAGGCGCACGTCATAGATGGGAACGGCCTGAAATCCCCCGGCCGCCGCGTTCGGCTGGCCCTGTCCGGTCGCGAGCCATTGCAGGCTCACGCCTAACGCCTCGGCCAGCCGGGCCGCACGGAAAAGCCCCGGCTCTGAGCCGTTCAAATACCTTGTCATCACGCTGGTGGAAACTCCCGCCTTCCGCGCGATTTGCGCTTGGGACGTTTCCCCAAGTGCGCGAGCGAGGCGGTCGACGAAAGCCGTCACGATGTCGCGGTCGTCCTCAGTTTCCATGGCCAACCCCCGCGCCCGCCAGGGTTAGTTGGCAATCATCCCCATTTGTGGACAAATTGACGCAGGTCGACTCCCATAGTCGGCTTGACCTGTGCGTCGGCGCAATGCACTGTCCACAATTGAGGATGACACGCCATCCGGGCGCAATGATCGGGACACAACAGTGCATAGCGAAGACATCAAGGCAGCGCTGCGCAAGGGCTTTAAGTCCCTTGCGGCGTTCGAGATCGCCAAGGGTCTGCCGACCGGATCGGTGAAGGACGTGCTGCGGGGACGGGCTTCCGCCGCGACTGAATCCGCCATCAGCGATGCGCTTGCGCTGCCTCTGCATACGATCTTTCCACGCCGCTACGCGCCGCCCATCGGGGCCGACTCGTCCACATTTGTGGATAGTACCCCACAAAATGGGGACGCGCATCGTCTATCGCGGGCCGCCGTTTAGACATGCCCGACGCTTCTCCCGAAATCGTCGGCCACGAGTACGCCATTCCGCTGGCCGCCATTCAGATTGGACAGCGGCTTCGCCCGGTAGATCCGGTCTGGGCCGCCGCGCTCGGCGCGGTCATGGCTGCCGAGGGCCAGAAAACCGCGATCGAAGTCTGCCAGCTGCCGGGCCGGAAGGATTACGTCCTGGTCAGCGGCGGCCACCGCCTCGAAGGCGCGCGCCTGCAGGGATGGAAGACCATCCGCGCCGTCATCGTCGACGCCAACGCCATCGAGCGCCGCGAGCGCGAAGTCTCCGAGAACATCTGGCGCAAGGGCCTGAACCCGATCGACCGCGCCGCCTTCGTCGCCGAGCTGCACGAGCTGCTGAAGATCAAGGCTGGCGTCGATCCGGCGGCCAAGCCGCAGCAGGTCGCCATCAACGCGCGCTGGCAACAGGTGGCCAAGGCCGACGCCACCGATACGGCGGACATGATGTCCGCCGTATATGGCTTCACCGCCGAGATCGGCGCGCAGCTCGGTCTGACCGACCGAACGATCCGCCGCGACCTGGAACTGCACCGCCGGCTGCTCCCAGACGTGGTCGAGGCCCTGCGCGGCCACCCGGCGCTGGAAAACGCCGCCCAGCTGCGCGCGCTGGCCAAGTGTTCGGAGGCTGACCAGCGGTCGGCCGCCGCCATGATCCTGGATCACAGCGCCAAGACGCCCACCGAGGCGCTGGCGATGATCAATCAGAAGCCGGTGCTCGACCCCGACCAGAAGGCCTGGTCGGCCTTCTTCGGCTCCTGGAGCCGCATGTCGGCAGTCAAGCGCCGCCTGGCGCTGAAGGAGCTGGCCGAACAGGGCCTGCCCAAGGGCGCGCGGATCACCTTCGATGATGAGGATGGCCAATGAAGACCGGTCGCGACGATCTGGACGCGATGATCCGCGTCGCCTCGATCCCGTCGGATGAGCCCACCTTTCTGCTGCGGGCTCAGGATGACCAGGCCGCCAACGCCGTGAGGGCATGGGCAGAGTTTCAGCTGACCAACGGCGCGCCGATGGCCATCGTCGAGCAGGCGCTTCGCCAGGCCGACGCCATGGCTGCCTGGGCGCGGAAGAAGACGCCTGACGCCTCCCACCTGACCGAGGCCGAGCGCAAGCAGCTGGAGTACGCCTTCGAGCGCCGGCGCTGGTCTCTGGGCGCGCGCAGCGCTGAGGCTCAGGCCGAGGAGCGCGGCGCCCGTGACATGGCGGACAAGGCCCAGCCCTTCGTTTCACTTGTGGCCAACCTGGTGGCGCTCAAGGGCATTTTCGTCCCCGGCGCGGACCTCGCGACTCTTTGCACCATGCTCGACACGATCGGCGAGGTCTCTGAGCGCCTGATGGCCGATGCCTTCGAGAACGGCCTGCTCGACGCGGTGGTCGAATGAGCGGGCCGACGCACCGGTTATGGTTCACCACGCCGGACCATCGCGTCCGGCCGAGGCACGCCGCCCTCGATTCCAGCAGCTCCAAAATTGCGGATTGGTTCGACGCCGAGCCGCCGCCGATGCCGGAAATGAGGCCACCCCGCTGCATCCAGTTTCTCGTCCCTGGCGAGGCCGCTGAATGACGCCGACGCGCGATCAGATGCGGGTTCTGGCCGACGCCCAGCAGTCGTTCGATTTGGGCTCGCCGCGAGATGTCCGTCCGCTGGATATGGCGCGGTGGTCATGTCGCCAGCGCGGCTGGATCGACGCCCAGGGGCAACTGACACCCGCAGGCACACAGATCTACGCGATGGCCGTCCACGGCCGGATCGTTTTCTACACCCGCATCGGCCCGCGCACCTGGTCGGTGCGCCGCACCTACGGCCCCGTCTTCTGGGACCTGCGTGCATGACCAAGCGCCGCCCCGCCTTCGACAACGGCCAGCTCGCCTTCACCTTCGAGCCGCAGCCCCGCGCGGACAGTGACGGGGCGCTTCGGGGGCTAGACCGTGCGGTGGCGTCCGCCGTCAGCCAAATCCTGAAGGACGATCCTGGCAGCCGCTTCGACGTGGCGTCCGGCATGTCTCGGCTGCTCGATGACGAGGTGTCCAAGCTGATGCTGGACGCCTACTCGGCCGAGGCGCGCGACACCCACAACATCAGCTTTTCCCGCTTTCTGGCCCTGGTCGCCGAGACGGGCCGCTTCGACATCCTCGCCGCGCTGGTGGCGCGGATCGGCGCGTCGCTGGTGGTGGGTGAGGAAATCCACACCCTCCGGCTCGGCCACATCGGCGCGCAGATCCAGGCGCTGAAGGCCGAGGAGGCGCGGCTCAAGCGCGTCGCCACGCCGGTCACCCGAAAATCACCTTTGGGAGGCCGCTCTAAGTGATCGCAGCGGGGGGCTCGAAAGTCTGGTTTACGGCGGCCGATCTGGCCGATCTGGCGCTGCCGGGCTTGTCGCGCGCCAAGCGCAAGATCAATGAAATGGCCGCCGACCTGCGCTGGGCGCTGAAGGTCGACCGCGCCGGCATGGCGCTGGCCAGGCCCCGCGCCGGACGCGGCGGCGGCCTTGAATATCACGTCTCCCTGCTGCCGCCCTCGGCGGTCACCGAGCTGGTCAAGCGCGGCCTTTTCACGCCGTGTTTGTCATCTGAACAAACAAACACGCCGGCGCCCGACCAGATGTGGAGCTGGTACGACCGCCAGCCCGACACGGTGAAGGCCGAGGCCCAGCGCCGGCTGGCGGCGATCGACGACGTCGACATCCTGCAGCGCGCCGGCCAGACCCGCACGGCGGCGATCGCGGCTGTCGCCGCGGGCGCTGGCGTCTCGGTCGCGACCTTATGGAACTGGCAGGCGCTGGCGAACGGCGTCCCGGCTGGCGACCGCCTCCCCAGGCTGGCTCCGCGTCGCCAGGGCGGCGGCTGTCGCGATGAGATCGACCAGCGAGTTTGGCTGTTCTTCACCTCCGATTATCTGCGTCCGGAAAAGCCGACCTTCGCCAGCTGCTACGCGCGGCTCGAAACCTACGCCGCCTCCCTGGGCGTCGAGGTCCCGCACCTTAAGACCCTGCGCCGGCGCGTCGAAACCGACATCGACCCCCGCGTCGTGATCGCCAAGCGCCAGGGCATGGAGGCGATCCGCTCTCTTCTTCCCCCTCAAACAAGAACGGTGGCCGGCATGGAGGCGCTCGAATTGGTCAACATCGACGGCCACAAGTGGGACGTCTTCGTGCGCTGGCCGGACGGCCACATCGCCCGGCCGATGATGGTGGCCATCCAGGACATTATGAGCCGCAAGTTCCTGGGCTGGCGGGTCGGCCAGACCGAGTCGGTGGCGCTGACCAGGCTGGCGTTCGGCGACGTGTTCCGCCGCTTCGGCATTCCGGGCGGCTGCCTTCTGGACAATGGCCGCGCCTTCGCCTCCAAGGCCATCACGGGCGGCGCGAAGACCCGCTTCCGGTTCACCATCCGCCCCGAAGACCCGGCGGGCCTGTTGACCGCCCTGGGGATCGAGATTCACTGGGCGACGCCCTATCGCGGCCAGTCCAAGCCGATCGAGCGCGGGTTCCGCGACCTCTGCGACCACGGCGCCAAACACCCGGCCTTCGCCGGCGCCTACACCGGCAACAGGCCGGACGCCAAGCCCGACAACTACGGCAATGCGGCGATCGACCTGGACGTCTTCATCCGCGTCGTCGACCGGATCATGGCCGCCCATAACGCCAAGCTGGGACGCCGCACCGAGATGGCCAGGGGTGGGTCCTTCGACCAGGCGTTCGAGGCCTCCTATGCCCGCTGCGCGGTGCGCCGCGCCACCCCGGAACAGATGCGCCTGGCGCTCCTTGCCGCCGACCGGGTCTCCACCGACCGAAAGTCCGGCTCGATTGCCTTCTGCGGCAACCGCTACTGGACCGAGGAGCTGTCCGCCATCGCCGGCGACGCCGTCATGGTCCGCTTCGACCCCGACAACCTGGCGGCCGACCTGGCCGTCTATGCCCTCGACGGCCGATTCCTGGCCGACGCCCCGATGATCGAGGCGACCGGCTTCCTCGACCAGGCCAGCGCCAAGCAACGCGCCCGGCAGGAGGCCGATCTGCGCCGCAAGACGCGTGAGCTGGTCGCCCTGGAGGAGCTGCTCAGCGCCGACCAGATCGCCGCCATGCTTCCGGACGATGAGCCGGAAGACGAGGCGATGCAGCCGACCGTCATCCGGCCCGTGCGCCTGGCGCGCACCGCAGCCGCCGTCGCCCCGCGCCGCGTGGCGATGATCGACCGTCTGAATATCGAGGATTTGGGACCCGCCCGCGCGCCGTTGCGGCTGGTCGAATGAGGTTGGCCGGCAGGGCGGTGACACGCCCCGCCGGCCTTTGTCCGGTCCCTTGGGACCGATCTGCAGCGAGGAAGAAGTAGCATGAACGTACAGCTGGGCAAGACCGCCTTCACCCCGTCCGAGATCGACGATCTCCGCGACCGGCTGAAGGCGCTGAAAGCCGCCGAGGGGCTGTCCTGGCCCGAACTGGCCAAGATCACCGGCGTGCCGGTGGGCACCATCTCCGCCTGGGTCCCCGGAACCTACAACAACGGCAAGATCGACGAGACCCACGGCATCGCCGGCCAAGTCTATCGCTTCTTCCAGTCCCGCGCCGAGCAGGCCGAGATCGAGGCGACCATGCCGGTCGAGCCGGACTTCATCCAGACCACCACCTCGGTGCGGATGATGAAGTGCCTGGCCATCGCCCACGGCGGCGACATGGCGCTGATCTCCACCGCGCCGGGCGTCGGCAAGTCGGCCACCGTCAAGCAGTACGCCGCCACGCGCGGCAACGTCTTCGTGGTGACGGTCTCGCCCGCCGTGCGCGGGGTCAACACCATGCTGATCGCCACCCTGGCGGCCATGGGCGAGCCGGGCGCCAAGGGCACGCCCCAGCAGCTTTCGGCGCGGATCCGCGCGCGGGTCCGGGGCGCCAGCGCCCTGATCATCGTCGACGAGGCGCAGCACCTGTCGCCCCAGGCGCTCGATGAGCTGCGCTCGATCCATGACGACACCGACTGCGGCGTCGCCCTGGTCGGCGACGAGACCCTGCTGGTGACGCTCAAGAAGTTCCACCAGCTCTACTCGCGCCTCGGCGTTCGCCACACCCAGCCCCGTCCGCTCACCGAGGACATCACCGCGATCGCCGCCGGCTGGAGCGTCACGCGCGGGCCGGAGCTGGCCTTCCTGCACGAGATCGCTCGCAAGAGCGGCGGCATCCGCACCCTGACCAAGACCATGAAGCTGGCCGTCCGGGGCGCCCGCGCCGGCGGCGCGCCGCTGGAGGTCGCCGACCTGCGCGACGCCTACGCCCAACGCTACGGGGACGCCGCGTGATGGCCCTTCGTGTCATAGACGACGCCCGCCGCGACCTGCGCACCATGGTCAACCGGGTCCAGCTCGGCGGCCTCGACCCGCAGACCTTCCGCGTTCTGGCCGACCAGCTGGCGCGCCGGCTGGATGAGATCGAGGTCTACCTCGACCACGCCGGCCCGGCCGAGGAGCACATGCTGTTCCAGGGCCGTCACGGCCTGGTCGGCATCCCGGTCGATCGCATGCGCACGGTCCGCCACCTGGCCATCATCGACGGTGACCGGCCATGACCAGCCGCACCGACTATCAGGTCTGGAACGCGCGCGGCGTGGCCGTCCACACCTTCGACGAACCGGGCGCCGCCCACCGCTGGGCCGAGGCGCACGAGGAGGCTTACGGCGCCCTCGAAGTCTTTGCCGTCACCGTCACCACCACCCGCCGCCGCGTCGATGCGCGCGGTCGCTACGCGCCGGCCAAGGCGCGGCAAACCCCCACCACCGGAGCCCTCCATGACCAAGGCTAAAGCAAAGACGGCGGCCGTCGCCGTCAAGGTCCCTCAGTCCCGCGAGGAGGCCGCCCAGGCGCTCCGCATTTTCGGCGAGAACCTGCGCGCCATCGGCCGGATCGAGGCCGACATGAACGACGAGCTGGCCGCCGTGAAGGAGCGGTTCGAGGCCAAGGCCGGTCCGGTGCGCGAAGCCGCCGAGGCGGCCATGCAGGGCCTGCAGGTGTGGTGCGAGGCCAACCGGGACTCGATCCTGGATAAGCGCACCAAGACCGCCGACCTGGGCACCGGCAAGGTGTCCTGGCGGCTGCGCCCACCCACGGTGACCGTGCGCGGCGCTGAAGCCGTCCTGGAAGCCTGCGCCCGCATGGGCTTCGCCCGGTTCGTCCGCACCAAGTCGGAGATCAACAAGGAAGCCATGCTCGCCGAGGCCGCGATCGCGCGGACCATCCCCGGCGTTTCGATCAAGAGCGGCGGCGAAGACTTCGTCGCCGAGCCCTTCGAGGCCGAGCTGGCGGGGGCGGCGGCGTGAGCCCCGCCGTCGTCATCCTGTCGATAGGCGCGGCCTGGATGTGGTCTCTAGGCGTCTTGGTGGTCCTGCTGGCCTACCGGGACGAAATGACGATCTGGTCCAGGACCGCGCTCGCGGTGCTCTGGCCGATCAGCATGCCGGCCTACACCCTCGTGCAGGCCATCGAGCGGCTGCGTCACCCGCTGCGCTCGGCCTCCATGCCGGACGCCTGGTCATGAGCGGCCTCACCGACCACCAGGTGATCACGATCACCCGCGCCACGATCCTGGCGCCGCGCTGCCCCTGGGCGATCTCCGACCATGAGTGCGGCCTGATCCTGGAGGTGGCCGAACGCTTCCTGCAGCACGGCCGCGCGACCTTCCTGACCGACGCCGAATGGGTGGTGGTCGAGGACGCGCTGGACGCCCTCTCGGCCGCCGCGAGGCGCTCACCCAACACCGTCGCGGAGGACGCCGCCGGCGTCCGCGCCGGCTCATCTCAACCGGCGGCTTGAAGGACCCTATGATGCTCTCCGCTACCGCAAAGATGCATATCTGCACGGTGCTGGCCGCCCTGGTGAACGCCGGCGGCGTCCGCCCCGAAGACCAGACGGCCGTCTCGACGGCGCTCACGGCGCTCCAGGAGGAAGTGACCGCCGATGAGGCCAAGCTCGCCGACCTGGAAGACCGGGTCGCCGCGCTTGAAGACCTCGACAACGGCGAGGAAGACGCGCTGGACCCGCCGCCGGTCGACCCCGGCCCGGCTGACCCCGCGCCCGTCGATCCGGCCCCGGTTGACCCGGCGCCGGTCGATCCGGCCGCCACCGATGACGCGCAAACCGCGTCCGTCGCACCGCAGTCGCTTTCGTAAGATGGCGATGTCGAAGACCTTGACCGAGGCCTTCGAGGCGTTCTGGGCGGCTTACCCAAGCCGCCCAGATAACCCCAAGGCCGCCGCGCGCCTGGTGTTCGAGCGCCGGGTGCGCGAGGGCGCCGACCCGGCCGCCATCGTGGGCGCCGCCGGCCGCTACGCCGCCGCCGTGGTGGCTCGCAAGCTGGACGCGCCCTTCATCCCCCACGCCCGCACCTGGATCAGCCAGCGCCGCTATGAAGACTATCCCGAGGACGTTCAGGCGTCGGCTCCGGTTGAGCCGACCCCCGAGCACCCTCTGGCCTGGATCAGAGGCCAGCTGCCCGAATCCAAGTGGGCCTCCTGGATCGCGCCGCTGCGCGTGCTGGAGGCCGCCCACCCCGTTCTCATCATCGCCCCGACCAGCTTCGCGCTCGACCATGTCCGGTCGGAGTGGGGCTACCTGTTCCGCGCCCACTACGGGCCGGACGTCGCCTGGGCGGTGCAACCCAAGGAGCCGACCTGATGCCCGACGCCGCAATTGCTGGATGGACCGATGAGCGCGTCGAGACGCTGAAGGCTTCCTGGCTCGACGGTAATTCCGCCTCCCAGGTTGCGCGCCAGCTGGGCGGCGGCGTCAGCCGCAACGCGGTGATTTCCAAGCTGCACCGCCTGGGCCTGACGGGCGAACGCTCGCCGGTCAGGCGCACCGCCGGTTCGTCCCAGACCCGCGTGCGCTCGCAGAAGATCGCCGCGCCGAAGAAGACCTATGGAAAGGCCGAGGACGAAAGGGATCATTCGGCCCGCGCCAAGCGCATTCAGGCGGCCGTCGACGGCGATCTGCCGCCGCTGATGGAACCGATCGTCGCGGGCAAATACCCCGCCACCGCGTCCGCCAAGACCCTGCTCCAGCTCGGCCGCCACGACTGCCGGTTTCCGGTCGGCGACGAGACGGGCGCCGAGCAGCTGCACTGCGGCGCCCAAACGGGGGGGGGCGTCTATTGCCCCGGTCACGGCGAGATCGCCGGCGCTGGCTATGGCAAGGAGCTGGAGCGCGGGCGCACCGCGACGCGCCCCGGCCGGCTGCCGTCGTGGGTTGAGTCATGAAGCCCCACGTCAAAGCCATCATCGCCGCCGCCGCCCAGCTGGCCGCCGTATCTCCGGAGTCCCTGGTCGAGCGCCGCTTTCGGGGTCCGAGCGCCTGGCGCAGGCGGGCCATGTTCATCGCTCGCCGCTGCTGGAGCCACATCGGCTATCCCCAGCTCGCCCTGCACTTCCGCCGAGACCACACCACCTTGGTCTACGCCGTCCAGCAGACCGAGGCCGCGATCGCGCGTGGCGACAACGCGGAGATCTCCGCGATCGGCGAGCTGTGCGAGGCCCTGGGCCTGGAAGGCGTCCCCGAAGGCCGAACCATGGGCCACCGGAACCTGCTCTGGGAGATCGCCCAAACCGAGCGGCGTCTTGAGCAGCTGCGCCAGGAACTTCGCGACCTGGAGGCCGACCATGCCCAGGCGGCGTAGTTCTGTTCGCGGCTTTACGAGCCCGTTCACGCCGGAGATCCGCGCGGCCTTCACCATGGTTCCCGAAGGCTGGGATTGCCCGAGCCGCGTCACCGTCCGCATGGGCGCGGCGCGAGGCACACTGATCGCCATCTTCAGCGATCACCGGCTTGGCCTTGTCACCGGCAAGCTGCGCCTGGAGCGCGCGGGCGGCGACCTGGTGGTGACCGGCCAAGACCTCAAGTTCCGCTTCACCGGCGTCAGGTCGCCCACGGAGATCGCCTCGTGAACGCCGCGCGCCGGATGGCCTCAAATATGCGGGGGGGGGGGGTGACCGAAAAGCCTACCGCGCCTGGCTTGAGTACGTCGCGCAGACGGCGATCGACGCCCTCGATGCGCTCGACGCCGACGCCGCCGATCTCGAAGACGACGAGCTGGAGGTCATCGCCCGTGACGATTGACCCCGACCAGCTGCCGCTTTTTCCCGAAGCCGGAAAGGACGAGGGATGAGCGACCTGACCCCCGAAATGCGGGTGCTTCGTCGCCGCCAGGGCGATAAGATCGCCTCGGTGCTCCGCAAGGTCATCGGTCCCCGGCCCGTGCCGGTAGACATCGATCCCTACGTCGAAGAGCTGGCGGAAATCTACAGGGCTTCGAGCGCCTCTACGCAGGCCACCATCGAATACTTCCTCATGAGCAGCCTTCAAGGCTGCATCGAAGACCTGATCCGCCTCGCCACTTCGATGGAGAAGTCGGCGCTAGGTCCCGCCAGGGACGAGGTCGCATGACAGCCGCCGCCAAGTTCAACCCGGCCGACCAGCGCCGGCGCTCGATGATCGGCAAGGTGCAGATCGCCCGGAAGGAGCTGGGCCTGGACGAAGACACCTATCGCGCCATGCTCAAGCGCATCACCGGCGTGGAGAGCTGCACCGTCTGCAGCGACGGCCAGCTCGCCGACGTGCTCGATGAGCTGAAGGCCAAGGGCTGGACGCCCAAGGTCATCGCGGGGTCGGCCCCGCGCAAACCTGTTGCTAACAACAAGCAGGCGGACCACCCGGCCGCGCGGAAGGCGCGGGCCATGTGGATCTCGCTCTACCAGCTGGGCGTCGTCAAAGACCGCCGTGAGAGCGCCCTGGAGGCCTTCGCCGCGCGGCAGCTGAAGGTCGATCGCCTGCAGTGGGCGGACCAGGGCCAGCTCTACAAGCTGATCGAGGCGCTGAAGGCCATGGCCGAACGCGCCGGCTGGTCGCAGGCGGGCAGCCTGGAGGATATCAAGGCGCGGCTGGCGGACCTTGTCCGCCGCCGTCAGTCGGACGATGCCGGCTAGTGCGCCCCGCCAACCGGACCTTTTGGCGTGGCCGCAGCTGCGCGAGGCGGAGCAACGCCTGGAGGCGGCCAACGCCGCGCGTCTGGTGGCCCAGCGCCGCTATCATCTGTCGCCGGTCGGCCTGCGCCTGCAGCGTCTCGCCGCCCTCCAGGAGGCCGCTAACGAGGCTCTCAGGGCGGCCTGCGATCTCGACCAGCTGCGGCGAGCGCTGAGCTGATGGCCGTCGCCGAACGCTATGAAGGCCTTGAGCCGACCACCGCCAACCTGAAGCGCATCCTGGGGGACGACGGCATGCGCGCCCTGACCAGGGCGTTCGGCGGCCGGCGGCTCTATGTGCCCCGCGCGCCCGGCGCCAGCCACCCGATCACCGTGGCCCTGGGGGCCGACGCCGCCGCCCATCTGGCCGGGGCCTTCCGCGGCGAAGACATCGACGTGCCCATGCTGCCGGAAACAAAAGCCGAGATCCGGCGGTTGGATGGACTGGGCTGGACCCGGTCCCGGATCGCCCGCGAACTGGGGATCACCGAGCGGTGGGTTTACATGACGCTCTCAAACCCTGAAGTATCGCCCCCGAAGCACCCCGATCTATTCTCGTGACCGCTTCACCCTGAATTAGTTCAGGGTAATCTCCGCGCCGCCCCGGCCCTAGCGTCGGGACATGAGCGTCGTCGCCCCCGCCCCCGCCGCAGACCCGATGGCCAGCCCGCGCTGGAAGGCCATCTTCGCGCGCCTGCTGATTACCGAGGGCACGCGGTTCACCGACAATCCGGCCGACCCCGGCGGCGCGACCAAGTACGGCGTCAGCCTGCGCTTCCTCGCCCAGTGCAACAGCCTGCCGCCCGCGCTGATGAAAGAAATCGAGGTCGATGGCGGCTGCCAGGTCGACGCGGCGGATTTCTCCGCCATGACGGTGGCCGAGGGCGAAGAGATCTACTTCGACATCTTCTGGCCGGTCGCCTCCGGCCTGCCGATCCCGCTGGACGCCGCCGTGTTCGACCAGGCCGTCAACGACGGTCCAGGCTCGGCGATCATCCTGCTGCAGCGCGCCCTCAACGACCTGACCTGCCCCGGCGCGCCGCTCTGCGGCGAGGACGGCGCCTACGGTCCCCAGACAGCGGGGCGGCTGGCGCTGGCGATCAAGCTACATGGCGTCTCGTCGGTACTGGCCGGCTACCGGGTGCAGGCGGCCAACCGCTACCGCGCCATCGTCTCCAGCCACCCGGCCGAGGCCCAGTTCCTGAACGGCTGGCTGGCCCGTGCTGCGGAGCTGGGCAATGTCTGATCCCGCGCCCGTCGCCGCTTCGACCGTTCCCGCCATCCCGCTGGATCGCCTGTATCCCCGCGAGGGTTTCTGGGCCAACGCCTGTCACGCCGTGCGCGTCGGCTGGCGGCCGGCGTCGGGCTGGGTCTGCGTCATCTTCCTTTTCGTCAACGGGGCGGTGCTGCCGCTGGCGCGCCTCAAGGGCTTCCCGATCGAGCCGCTGGACTGGCATCAGCTGACCCCCTTCGCGGGTCTGCTGGTCGGCCAGGCCGGCCTGCGGTCGA